ACAGACCACACCAACAATCTTCGGTGTAGAGGACTTCGTACCTCGCAAGGGTGTCATGACCCGTTACGCCAAGAAGATGGTCCGTCCAGACATGTACGGCTTGGTTGTCTGCAAGGGTCTCGTAGGCTAGCACTACCTGACTTAAGGTCAAAATAATGAAAGCCCTGCCTCTTTTGAGGCGGGGCTTTCTATTTATTAATAGAGCAAAAAGAGGATTCTTAAATGGCAATTCCAAATCTAAACCCGGCATCAACTTCAAATGCCAATATTCTTCCAGTTACAGGAACTGCTGGCAATGTTACGGCAACACTACCATTTGGTATTTATGCGGGATCAAATGCTTTCCTATCAGGCGCTGCTGATCAAGTTGCTTACACATACAAGAAGTTGGGTGGCGATGTTTTAGATATTGAGTTAGCAGAAGGAAATGTTTATGCTGCTTATGAAGAAGCAGTTTTGGAATACTCTTATTTGGTTAACCTATTCCAAACAAAGAACTCTCTTTCTTCTTACCTTGGCGCCACAACTGGCTCTTTCGATCAAGATGGACAAATCACATCGGGATCTTTATCTGGCTCTAATATTGCTTTACGTTATCCAAGATTTGATTATGGTTATGTTCGCAGAATCTCTGAAGGTCTCGCAACTGAAGCTGGCTTCGGTGGAACAACGCCAATATATTCAGCATCAGTAGATAGAGTAACCAATCAGCAAGATTACGATTTACAAACAATCATCTCTGGTACTTCCGCAACTGATGCTTCATCTTCGTTTTACCAACAGGTCGGGGATAAAAGAGTAACTATTAGAAAAGTATTCTTCAAGACTCCACGAGCAATGTGGAGATTCTATGGTTACTACGGTGGCTTCTCTGTTGTTGGTAACTTAAGAACTTACGGACAGTACGCTGACGATTCTACATTTGAGATTGTCCCAACTTGGCAAAACAAACTTCAAGCAATGGCTTACGAAGATGCGCTTTGGACAAGAGTCTCACACTACTCTTATGAGATTCACGACAATAAGCTAAGGATTTTCCCAACCCCAGACAGCACTTCTCCGGAAAAGTTCTGGGTTCAGTTTACAATCAATAACCAATATGAGCCTTGGGACAATCAGCCAGGAATAAACAATGGAGCAGAAGGTGTCAATAACATGAATACCCTTCCATTCGAGAATATTCCATATGAAAACATTAATGCTATAGGTAAGCAATGGATTCGTAGATTTGCTTTGGCGCTAACAAAAGAAATCTTAGGACAAGTAAGAGGCAAATTCTCCACTGTTCCAATCCCCGGAGAATCAGTAACACTAAATGCAGCAGAACTTCTTTCGCAAGCCAGAACTGAAATGGATCAGTTGAGAGATGAACTTAAGGTTATCCTTGACGATACAACATACGACAAGTTGGCTGCTGTTGATTCTTCAATGCAAGACTCTGGTAGAAAGGTTCTTGAGAACATTCCAGCTGGCATTTACGTAGGGTAAATAAATGTCACGTAGCAAAAGAACCGAAAGACAAATAAAGGATAAGAGATCGCAACGTTTTGATTATGTTGGCGACAAAGAAGTTGCTGCCAAACTTCAAGAGATAGAGTTTATGCCTTCGTCTTTAGAGACGATTGATAGAGCAATGCTTCGTTTTATTGATGAAGAACTTAACCTTTTTACTACAACAAACGATGGATTCAAGAAAGTCCCAGTTCTGTGGGTTACAGCAGAACGCGCTTTTCAAATCAAAAACAACAAAGATCTGCGAGATAAAGAAGAAACTTTAATCCTTCCTTTGATTACGGTTAACAGATCTAACGTAACTAAAGAACAAAACTATCGCGGCACTGTGTTCGCGAACTTATATCCTGTTGATGATGAGAAGGGTGGCACTATTACTGTTGCGAGACAAATAAATCAAAAGAAGACAGCAGAGTTTCAAAATGCGCAGGCAAATAGAAAATACGGTGCTGATAAAGATGTTTCCAGCAAAATGCTAAACACAAACAAAAGAAACATGTCAACCGCAAAGACAGTGTATGAAACAATAACTATCCCAATCCCTACTTGGGTTAAAGTAACATATGAGATTTCTATTCGCACAGAGTATCAGCAGCAAATGAATGAGCTTATTCGTCCGTTCATCACCATTCCCGGGAACTCTAGAACTCCAAAACGCATTGAAGCCGAGGGGCACTATTACGAAATCTTTATCGATGGCGGGTTTTCTAACAACTCCAATCAAGCGAACATTGGTATGGAGCAAAGAAACTACGAAACCAACATTAACATTGAAACTTTAGGTTATCTTATTGGCGAGGGCGAAAACCAAGAAAGACCAAAGATTGTAAAGCGTGAAAACGCTGTTGATATCAAGCTCGGTAGAGAAAGAACTATAGTTGGCGATATCCCACAAAACATTAAAGATGGTTTTTACAGAGAATAATTCTCTTCCTACTACTTAACACTATTTACTTTGAACATTTTCGCAATGTAGGAGAACCGAACGAATGTCAGTTAAGAATTACCGATTTGTATCCCCAGGCGTTTTCGTCAACGAAATTGATAACTCCCAACTTCCTGCTTCCCCAGCCGGAATCGGTCCAGTTATCATTGGTCGCGCCGAGAAGGGACCAGCTTTAAGACCAATAACAGTTAACTCTTTTGAAGAGTTTGTTAACATTTTCGGAACCCCTGCCCCAGGTAATGATGGCGAAGACATTTGGCGCCAAGGTAACAGCACAACTGCTACAACATACGGAATGTATGCCGCACAAGCTTATCTCCGTAATAGCTCTCCTTTGACTTTCGTTCGCTTACTTGGTGCTGAATCTAATAACGCTGCAGCCAATGGCGAGGCCGGTTGGCAAGCCGGCGGTGATGCTTACGGCGTTTTCTTGTTCAACACAAACACTCCGGCAGCAGGCGTCACTGGTTCTCTATCAGGCGCTCTCGCAGCAGTCATCTACACAGCTGAGGATTACGTTGTTGAGTTAAGTGGTACCGTGTTGGCCGCTACAGCATCAGATGGGGCCTTTGAAAACGGAGATATTGTCTCAGGCTCCGATTACGTTATCGTAGAGGCGAATTCTAACTTTACAGCTCTCATCAAGAGTGGATCCACAGAAGAGAAAGTAACTTTCAACTTTACTGAAACTGATGCGCGTTACATTCGTAAGGTTCTCAACACTAACCCACAGAGACTTAACTCTGGAATCACAACAGATACAAAGAATTACTTCTTGGGTGAAACCTTTGATGGGCACATCAACAATATTCTTAACTCTAGCGCTACAACTTACGCTGCAGTTGCAAGAATCTACCATGACACATCATACCTTGGCGAAGATTTCCGCCAACCAGTACGAGCAGCTAGAACACCACAGGTTATTAGTTGCCGACTTGCCCCAACAGAAGCGCCTCTTAACTTGTTCCAGTTTATTGCAAGAGGCGAAGGCGGTGATTGGACAAACAAAAACATTAAGATTTCTATCCAAGACATCAAGCAGTCCACGAACACTGACACTGATTACGGTACGTTCTCTGTAGTCATTCGCCACATTAGCGATAGCGACAATGTTGTTCGTGTTGTAGAGCAGTTCAACAACTGTACTCTTAACCCTAACTCTCTTGATTATGTAGCGCGCAAGATTGGCGATTACAGAGAGACTTGGAACGAGAGTGAGCGTCGTTACGTTCAGGAAGGCAACTACCAGAACAACTCACAGTACGTTTACATTTCTATGAATAGTGATGTGGATGCCGGCGTAACAGACGCTGCGCTTCTACCATTCGGTTTCCAAGGTATCGTTAAGTATCAGGACGAAGAAAATCTTTCTGGCTCTGTAACAGGTAACTGGGTCTCTGGCTCACTTACAGTTCCATCCGGTTACACATCTAACGCTTTCGTGATTTCTGGTTCTTCTGTTACTGCATCCGTTGCATACCCACGCCCAACATTGCGTGCAAACGCAACAGACGGCAACCTTACTAACCCAACAGATGCTTACTTTGGTTTGCAAACAACACCATCTGCCGCAAGCACAAGATACGAGAAGTCAACTATGGACCTCTTAAGACCTCGCGGCGGTATTATCGATATTGAGGGAGCATCCACTGCAGCAGCAACTGTTCTTTCACCTACATTTACATTGGATGACATTGCATCTGGTTCATCAGCAGAGGGCGTATATGTAACAGGCTCACATGCTGGTGTTATAGCTGGCGCTCCAGCTGGTTCTTACACATTTGCTAACGGAGCCATTGCCGGCGTCCTAGGCGCCGGTTATGATCGTTTCACAGTACCGCTATTCGGTGGCTTCGACGGAACGGACATTTTGGAGATGGATCCGTTTGCTAACAGAACAATGTCCAGCACTGCCTCCGATACAAATAGTTACGAGTTCTTCTCTATCCGTAGAGCCATAGATTCAGTAGCTGATCCAGAAGTTGTCGAGATGAATCTAGCAGCTGTTCCGGGTCTTACACAAGATGGCCTAACAACTCACCTTGTAAGAACTTGTGAGGACAGAGCAGACGCTCTAGCAGTTATCGATCTTCCAGGCGCCTTCACCCCGCGCGAGGAAAGCACAGCGATTAACCGCAATAACACATCAGCCAACATTACAACACTAGTAAATGGCCTAAGAGACCGAGGACTAAACTCCTCATACGGTTGTGCTTACTACCCTTGGGTCAGAGCAAGAGACACCATCAACGGTGCCTTCCTTTGGCTCCCACCATCCGTAGCAGCCATTGGTACATTCTCTAGCTCACAGCGTAGAACACAGGTTTGGTTCGCACCAGCTGGTTTCAACCGTGGTGGCCTAACAGAAGGTTCTGCTGGTATCCCAGTTATTGATGTTGCTCACCAGCTTCGTCGCAAGGATCGTGATGATCTTTACACAGCGAACATTAACCCAATCGCTAAGTTCCCAGCTGAGGGTGTTGTAATCTTCGGACAGAAGACACTACAGGTTACACCTTCTGCTTTGGATCGCATTAACGTTC